GGGGAGGGGTTTGTTAACCGGTTTTCCATCCGGTTGTCTTTCATGGACTCTACTAGGTAGCTTTTATCATCAGCATTTGTGTCCAACCAAGGTGACCGCGGGAATTAAATTCCGGCGGTTAAGGCAGCCACAGACCGCATCGCAACACGAGCTATCTCATGGTACGTCGGGTCCTTAGCTGCGGCGGAGACGGCTCCAACGGCCTTACCAGCAAAATGTTTGATGGCATTCCCGAGGTGCATCCCGTTGTTGGCGCTCGCGCGAACATGTCGAATGGCGTGTCCGATGACTGTGTCACCATGAACGTCACTCGCGGACTCGCTGGTGAACGTAGCGACGGAGGCTCCAGCTATTTCCCAGTGGTAAATCACCTCCACCTGGTAAATTTGGGCGTTGGAGCCCTCGTTGGAGATCCAAATGTTCAGATCCGTTCCGAGCGTGTTGCCTACGGCGACAATGCCTTCAGCGTGGTTGTACGCGAGACTCTGCGGCCTGGGCAGCCAGACTATTTCGAGTCCGGCGTCCGAATTGGCCATTGTCGAGGTTGAGAAGTTTGGCGAGAACTTTCTGTACTCTTGAATGGTTGACCCCTGGAAATCCGAGCCTGGTTGGCACCACTGAACGTAACCTTCGCGGCTAGCCTCAGCGGTGACGTTCCACAGTCGAACTCCCATTCCGACGCAGCGCCATCTGGTATGCGACCCGAAGCCCTCAAGAGCAACGAGGCCGACCGAGACACTGTTTTGGATCGGGGTTGAGGCGGACGTGTTTGTGACGAGAGAACTATCCCCCAGGGAAAGTGAATCTGTCAAATATCCGACCGCCTGTTTGGCAATCGTGGTACCCACTAGGGGACCAATGATATACTTGTTGGTATCGGCGGTTCCACCAATGTATTGGGGGTAACTATGCGTAGAGACGCTGTCGATGCTGTCGTCGAGTGCGTTCCCAGCGCCGCCAAACAAGCCTATCATGTTGACGGTGTCTGCGGCGATGGGCGCCCCAAAAGACGATGTGGTCGTCAAGATGAACGACCTCTCCGTAGGAACCACATTTCCTTTTGCCGGACCCCGAGCGGGGCCAGAATTGAAAGGGTTCGAAACGCACTTGGCGTAGGCCGACATTGAAGAGCTCATGTAGTCCTTGACGGGTTTCACGGCGGTTCGAGTGTTGGCCTTGGAGGTTTTGGACTTGGCCTTCTGCTGTTTAACCGAAGGACCAATCCGCGCGGATTTGACGGCTTGTGCGTTAGCCTTGTCTTGAAGGCGCATAAGTCTCTCTTGGCGAAGAACTTCGCCCTGGGCGACGTCGTGGGCTGTAGGCACTCTGACCTGAACCACCTTCGTCGGCTTCTTTGTTCCAACCATTTGGAACGCTGTGTTGTTCTGTATTTCAGAAAGGCAAACTCCTTGGTTTGCTGGGTCGAAATCTTGGCTGTCCAGATAGCCAACCCAGCGCAGGAACTGGACGACGTCATCAAGGTCGATTTCCGAACCATGACGGCGTCTGAGGTGCCTCATCTCGTGAAGGAAGGTGGCGTAGACCTCATCATCAAACTCGTTCTCGAGCAAGTGATAGAGGTTTTTCCGCCATCCGAGGGGTATTGCCACCCTCGACTCCACCCATTTGTGCGAGCAGAACTCGAAGTCTTGCCCGTAGTGGAGGTCCTTAAGATTGAAACCAAATTGCTTGTAGGCTTGAATCATGACTTGTGGATCGCTCGAGGCCGCGTTCTCAACGCAGTCGTCCCCCATCGTAGCTGACAAACACTCACTCTGATTTGGATCGATGAACGTGTTTGCTAGCTTCGCTAGGATGGCGCGATTGCGGGAGTTGGCTTGAGCGGTTCGAAGACCGCCAGAGGTCACAAGGCCTCGGAGCAGGGTGGTATAAAACTCCCCGTCTGAAGTCATCATAACTCTACTGGCGGTACAAGTTGTTTCATTGTAGACCATGTTGGCCCAGCCCTCATTCATGTCATTCGACACGACGAGGGTCTGAGCTTCAAGCATCTGGAGAACAAATGGAACGAGCCAATCCCAGGACCCCTGATCGTTAGAAAGGGGGTTCCTAATTTTGGTTCGTACCCAGTGGTGAACATCTTCCAGACCCTCGTCGGTGGCGGACCACCCGGGTTTTGCTGGGATGTCGCGATTATTCAAAACATCGAGGTCTATCGTAGACCGATAAACGACAGCCTGAGCCAACGAATAGCAAAGGCTGACACTCATTATGAGTCGCCACCGCCCCTCAAGAATCTTGGAGGCTGAATGGGGTTCCTTCTTAATGAAGATACGAACAATTTCTGTCAGACCTTTTTCCAGGAGCTCCAACGAGTTCATCGACAAAACATCAGAATGTGGGGTGTCCCGCCACAATCTAAGAATGTCAAGGGTTCGTATGATGATGTAATGATAATCATTGAGGAGCGCTGTCTCGTTGGACGCATAATCGAATCCTAGAGGCGCTCCTGGGCTGCCCTGCCAATTCATGGAGACTCCGCGAAGAACTCCAAGAATTCTGCTTAGCAAGATTTTATCTGTTGGATAATCTTTATACTCACTAGGGCAGCTTGGGAAATTTTTGGAAATAAACTCAATAGCCTCGGACCGCTTGTCTGCAATTACTTGCTCAAGCACGTCACTACCAAGATATTTCCGAGAATGGAGAATTAATGAGGAGCGCTCTGCTGCTGCGGATCGGTCGGGGGGACCAAATTCTGCAACAGCTTCACCAATGAATCGTACTGCTTCGCTTCCAAGGGCCGGGGATCCGGTTTGGGTTTCGCGGCAGACTTCTTGGCCTTGCGCTGATCGCTCAGGTTCTTGGCTTCCTTTGCTTTCGCAATGTTCCGCTCTTTCACCTGGCGCCTCTCTTCCGCCAGAGCTCGATCGACCTCCGCCTTGATTAAAGCGGCCGCTTGTCGTTCGGCTTCCTTCTGGGCTTTCTGCGCTTTGAGTTGCTCCTCTTTCTGGAGGGCAGCTGCCAGTCGCTCGGCCTCTTTCTGGGCTTTCTGGGCCTTGAGCTCCTCCTCTCTCTGAAGATGGGCTGAGCGCTTGGCCGCGCGGCGAGCTTCCTTCTCCAGCTCTTGCTGTTGAAGGTGGAGCCGCTGTTTCTCCATTCTCTCCTCCTGCTCCTGGAGGCGCTGGCTCAACAGAGTTAGCGCATCCAAAGACTGAGAGGATTTTGTCGTGGAATCGTGACCGCCTGGAGGAAGGGTCTTTCTTACGGAAAACTCTTCCACGTCCATGGTGCACGAGACCGATTCCCTCGGAGTGGATTTCTCCAAGGGCGCCGACTCCTGAGGGGGTGCAGGATCTTTCTGCTCTTCTTTGAGTGCAGATTTGATCACGGGCTCCATCATCGAGGTTTCCAAAATCTCGGCAGAATCTGTCGAGGACGGAGCCCCTAAGGAGTTTAAACGCTGTTCAGTAACCTTGATGCCGGATTCATCGTAATAAAGGGAAGCATCCATCTTTCCGCGGCCTTTCTTGTGGCGGCGTTCAAAATGGTCATCCTCTTCATAGGTCTGTTCGCGCTCGGCGCGCGCCTCGGCTCGGGCTCGGCGCCAGTCTTCCCGCCTTTCGGCTTCTTCCAGGCGTCGATCCCGCTCCATGAGACGCTCTTCCTCGCGTTGCCACTCCATTTCTTCATTAGGCTCCTCATAAACGAGGACTGCTGACCATGGAGTTTCAGGATTGATTTTGGCCTTGCGGAAAAGATGCGCTATCGGATGGAAAACATTGATGTCTCGACCGGGAATGGATCCCCGATGGACACCGATGAGACGCATCTTGCCGCCAAACGCTTGGAAGAGTCCCGTTCCTGACCATCCGTGCGTACTGGTAGCTTTGTGGCGCAGTATGCCCGGAGGATCGCTAGGGACAGCGTATATGGAGCCTCGGGACAGGACATTGAGGACGTTTCCGTCTTCATCTTTGTCTACTCCCCAAAGGGTTACGAGGCTATTGGTCCGAGGATGGGAGATGTCGACGGGGGTAAGCTGGAAAGCAGCGGCGAAACTGGAATTGACCGATATCACTGCCACATCCGAACTAGTCGCTCTACCAATGACCTCAAAGTCAAACGCACTGATTGGAGCGCTGACTGGGCCTTCTTCTCTGACCTGAACAAATACGCGTGTGGACTCCTCGGCCTCCTCTAGGGCCTCAACAACATGCAAAGCAGTTATGAGGACTGGAGGTCGATTCCTATCGACGGAAACTAGGGTGGCCATCCCCGCGATCTGCAGGGGCGAGTTCACTCCGTCTCCTGTGCGAAGGGCGGGGTCTCTGGCAGACAGGGTTATAACGTGGCGCGGAACGTCACAAATAATTGCCTGGCTGCCGGCGCAAGCCGTCTCCAAGATGATGCTGTTGAGAACAACGGCAACGTCCTGGTCAGGCGACTTGCAGGCTTCACGCGGTACGGAAATGGGCTCAACCAGTACTTTTGAAAGGCGAGCTCCACGAACGAGCGCAAGAAGCCTCTCCTTCAATATGAAGGGAAGGCTGAGAGAAGTGCAAGCTCCGTTGGCTAGACCCTTCAAAAGGGAAAAAGCCAGCTGGCAAACGCTTCTAACTGCTCCCACCAAGGCCGTCAAAGCTTCCAAAGTCGCTAGTAGTGCCAAAGGCACCACAAACCACAAAAGAAGAAAGACAGCCACTGCTTGCCATGCGAGGCTCGCCCATTCGAGCGCCCCGAGCAAGTTGGTGGCATGGGTACGCCACGTGTCAATGCTTCCAGGAACGGAAGTGGCAAAGTCAGCGGCGGTTTGAGTGAATTGAGCAAAGCCTGTCTCGTTCACGATCTCATCGAGGACGATGGGCTCGTAATCCGGCATGGCAGGCATGGAATCCATCCAGGCAACAAGAAATACATCAAGTGCTGCGCAGATGGACTGCTCACGTTTCCGGAGACCATAGGAGGCGAACCACCCACTCGCCCTAAGGAGAGTCCACCACATGTCCGGGGCCAAATGGTGGTTGGTGAGCTGCGAGAATTTTCCTTTCAGTCTTTGAACATCGTTGAACAATGCTCGGATTTTCTTGGAATGTCCTTCACAGCGAGAGGAGAGGGCACCATACCGGAGGCTGCCTTTCTCCTCGAGGAGATCTACTTCCCGGAGAAAACAAGTTCTCTCAAGGCAAGATCCTTGGGCCGAGCCCTCACAGCACCGCATAGTAAAAATCTCGCGGTCCGGGAGGAGTCCGGGGTCTGAAACGACGCGAGGGAGATAAACTCCTCGGGCGCCTTTCAGGAGGGCCTCAAAGGCCAATTGTTGTTGAATCATTTCTGGGTTTTCCATAATGAATAAACGAAGGGGGCTTTTTCACACCAAAAGTTTAACGGCAAAGATCC